CTGGCGCTGAGGTTCTTCATTTCCTCGAAGGTACGAGCGCGAACAAGAATCAGCCTACGTCGGTACGGTTCGCTGAGAAGGATTGTCGATACGCTTTCCTGTCCGGCAGCGTACACGGCAGACTGCTGTGACAGATTGGCGAACTCCTGCGCCGTGCCGCGTTGATACGCCGGGTTGACGTAATCATCCCAGAACCAGAACCCCGTCTCGTTATCTGCACCCAAAATCTCATCCACCAGCAATGAGGCATTGCTGAGTAGCATTGATAACTGTGTGGAATCGAGGTCGAAGGTATAACGCTGGTTTACTGATGGTGATGCAGGAATGCGGTCGAGAATGTCCTTGTAGGCTTTGCCAATGCGTTTCATTCGCCTGGCGAACTCGTTCATTGCTCCGCGCTCAAGGCGGTCAGCGCCTGTCGGATCTTTAAGGTTTCCGGGTAGTATCGGTGACTTCGCTTTCTTCTTCGTCATCATCTACCTCTGGAAGTGGCTCAGGAGATCCCTCATACCCAGCCACTGTACGGATTTCTTCTCCCGTAAATGGCTGCTCGCCAGTAGCGATTGAAGCACTATTGATCTGCGCCATCTTGATGGCTGCATCAAGTTTCTCGGAGTCGCTTTGCGCGCTCAGGTCATCCCAAACGACTGCCTTCTGGACCACAGCATCGATAACCTGCAGCTCAATGAGCTTGTCGCAGAAGTCCTCTATTTCGAAGGACAATTCCCCCCTGCGAGACTGACAGCGGGCATTGAAATATTTCTGGTCTTCAGTACTGGAGCGCTCGGCCTGTTGGTTTCCGACCAGGATTCGCGTCGGAATATCCACCCCGGCAGCAGCAGTTTGCAGGTTTACGTTGTACGTCGGCGAAGGGTCAGACACCGGTGAAACCAAGGATGTTACGCTTGCCCCCTGGAGCGAAAGCAGCACATCATTGCCGCGATTCATCTCGCGAGCAGCGTCATTAAATTTATCCTGCAACTCATCTACTTTAACGCCGTACATAGATGCAATGCTGCCAAAGTCGATTTCCTTGTCGAAACTAAGTGCTAACTGGCGAGCGGCGTTCTTCAGGAATGACTCACCAGACCCGCCCTCTACCTTCTCCAGGCTCACAAAGGCGTTATAAGCTGGCTCAAGGAAGCCAATAGCATCGTCTGAGTAATCACCAAGGATGAAAACGCGATCGGGGTGGATATTGACGCGGCGACTTGAACCATTCGGCAAGCGTTCGGCGTACTGCCACATTTTCGGCTGACCGTAGGTTTTCGAGTTCAGGCCAGTGTCCCAATCACCAACAGTCAGAGAACCTGCCCATGCGACAGTAACCTTCTGGAGCATCTTGCCTTTCGTTACAGGCTGATCCCAGGCGAGGGAGTCATTGACGTGCAGAAGGATGCCTGCATAACGACCGACAAGACGGCGGCGATCAGCGTCTGCGAACGAGCGCCAGAATCGGCTGGTGAATACCTGTTTGGACTTTTTCTCCCAGGCGGTTTCGTTTTCACTCTCGTCGGCATCGTCACCCTCAATGATTTCCGGGTTAGTCTGCCAGCACTTGCCCACCAGCTTCTCAACGGCACCGTGAGCAATACCACCGCGCCGGTACAGGGAGTAGAGGTTTTCGTATGTGACCTGCTCAGGGAATCCATATTCGCACCACGCAGAATTACGCTTGGCGTCCAGCCCCATCGAAGGGTTAAGCATCCCCATGCGGGCGCGAGCAAGCCTGGCGTCGTTAATCGCGTGATTAACCGCCAACTGTAATTTATCGTTCATGTCGTGTCCGTTGATTATCGAAGGCGTTTCGGAATCATCATGCCGACACCCTGCTGTTTACGCTTGATATGTCCATCAAGGGAATAACGGATGGCGTCCCACGTATGCTCATCACCATCAGCCAGTTTCGGCAACACCTCACCGGTGATGCGATCCGTTTTGTAAGACCACATGCGGGCCTCTCGCGCAACATTCTTACACCGTGGGTGGATAACGATTTCGTCGAAGCCGCGAAGATGGGCGATGCCGTCCTCAACGCTCCCCTGCCATTTTTCGGCGGCTGAGATGTTGAAGCCCTGCCGCTTGAGATAGCTTATTGTCTCAGGTCGTGCCGAGTCAGCCTTAATTGGCCAGTCCCGCGCACCTGGAATCGTGTCGTATAGCTCAGGCATGTGGTCTAGCTCAGTCTGCTGACCGTATGCTTCGTATTCGATGTACAGCCGGTTGTGCAGGATGAACGAGCGCACCAGCGTGTTAGGATCTTTCGCGAAACCGAAGTCAGCACCGAAGAACAGACGCTCCGCTTCTTTCCAGAGGTTATCCGAGAACTCAGCGATCCGGTATTTACCGACCAGCACCTGCTTATCGGAGTTTTCGAGGTAAGCCCCTTCCCACACCCAGGCATAAGTTGCCGGGTCGAGGCGACGCTGATCGTTCTGTCGCTCACCTTCCAGCACATCCGGGAACCACGGGTTATCCGTGTAGTTCATCTCAACGGTAATGCAGTCGTCGCCAGCTTCTTTGCGGAAGCGCTTATCCGTGGCGCTACCGTCGCGCTCCGGGTTCCACGTCACCCAAATCTCTGACCCCTCTTCACGAACTGTCGGGCTCAACTTCTGCCAGGCTATTTCGCTGACTGATTCAGCCTCATCAACCCAGCACAGCAGAATGCGCGCTTTCGACTTGATGCTGTCGAGGTTGTGCCGCAGACCGCAAAAGACATAGTTAACGCTCTTGTCGATTGTGCGGATGTACTTCTCGCCGATATCAAAGTTGGCGGCCAGCCAGGGAACAGACAGGATCGCCTGCTTCACCTCCTGCATGCTCGACTCTTCCAGAGAGTTCATGAACTCACGCGCGCAGAGCACCACGCCGCTTTCACCGTTCATCATCGACTGATACGCCTTTACGGCAGTCATCAGCGCGAATGTGCGTGTCTTGGCGCTACCACGCCCACCGTGCGAGCACCGGTAACGTTTATTCACGGCGGTGAATAGTGGCGCAAGCTTGGCAGGGATCGGCAGCTGAACGGCGTTACTCATGCTTTCGGCTCAACGGGGAGTAACTGGATGATGGTCGGCTGCGGAGTCATTGTTCCGTCCGGGCTGGTGTGCTCGACCTTCTGCTTATTGCTGTATGCTTCACCGACCTCTTTCGCCGCCTGCTCAAGCAGCTGCGCGGTCATGCCGATGTTCTTCATGTTCTCTGCATTCATCGACATTCGCTGCAGTACGCGCAGACGATAGGCCTTATTGGCGATCGGGATGTCGCATATCTCGTTGAGGAAGCGGTCGCGAGTAGCGTTGAACAGGTCGACCCATTTTTTAGCCAAACCTTTGCCGCTGACCTTCGTTGGGTCGTGCGATTCGACTTGTTGCGGGGTGACCTTTATCCCGTAATCCTTTTGGATAGCCTCGACAACAATCGACAGGCTGTCATAGCACGCAAGCATTTGAACGATGGCGGCTTTCACTTCCGGTTTTAATGCAGCCATAAGCCACCATCCTTCCAAAGCATTCCAGAATTAAGCCAGTTTCAGCATGCACGTTCCGCACGCTCTGGCGATGTTAATTTTTGCCACCTCTGCAGGTTGATTGGCTGCGTCCACTAGCTCTTGCACGTCGGCGCTCGCTCCGTATCGGCGAACCACGCCAACAAACTCTTCTACGTCATGACCGCGCAGCGTAAGAACTGGCTGCCCGGTCTCTTTGTTGAACTTCGGAGCGCCGAAATCATCGGTGGCATGGGCAATGTGGTAAAGCTCATGCTCCACCAGAGCGCAGAACTCGAGGTCACTGCATTGTGAGCAGTAATCGGCCGCCAGCGTGATGATGAACTTCGGAATTCGACCGAACCATTCATGCATCTGCTGTTCCATTCTGGCTTTCTGCCAACCACCGGCGCGGAGCATTACCTGTTCGGCCTGCCCAAGGACATACCGTCCTTTCTTCGCGAATGAGTCAGACGCCCACATGAAGCAGAGATCAGCCTCTAGCAGGTGTTCGTGGTCAGGGTTATGGATGCTGCCGGTATCGCTGAGGATTTGGCGGCTTACCCACTCATGCACTTCATTGGCGGGAATGAGCCGGGTGTATGGCTGCCAGTTGTCGGAGGCGATGAAGTTAACTGGCGGATAAGGCCTGCGCTCGTCATCGTTAGCCATGGATTACTCCGTCGTTTGTTCTGCTGGTTGCTCTACAGGCTCAAACAGGAAGTCATCAATGCTGTCCTGGCTGAAGTAGCGCCATTTGCCGTCATCCATTGCCAGAGCGACATAGCCATTGACGATCTCAGGCTGGCTGCGGGTCATGAACCCCGTAAAAGACTCTTTGGATTTTTTGGTGATTGTGATTCTGTAAACGGTAGTCATTTCGTTCTCCACGTGTCGCAGCTGTTGCCCTGCTTCTCAGAAGTGCTTAGCCACTTACGGCTTACCCGTCAGCAAGATGTGATCACCATCCTTGCGGGGTTACACAGATCATTATCGAAGCCCCTCAGTGAAGAGCTTCTGTAATGAATTGGCTCTTATCTCAACGCAGCCCCTTACTGCGTGCCAGATGCTTAGCTTCTAGCATCGGCAATGAGAGATCGAAACTGACTTGATGCCAGTAATATTCCTCACGTTGCCGACAGAGCCATATCGACAAGAGGATAAATATTAGGTGCATTATTTCGCCTTATGGCAGTTCGCTTGCCACGCTTTGTTATGCGCCAGGATGTCTTTTTTCGTCTGGCGGTCCAGAACTTCGATGTCCTTATCAGTCAGGTAGATTGGCTTTACCCAGTCACAGGCTGTATCAACCACCACCGGGACGCTTCCACGTGTCACGCAGCTCGCGATCAACATCGTCATCAGGCATGCGGTTAACATTCTGCTGTACATTGCTGGCCTCTTTCGTTGCTTCTACCCGGCGTTCGGCTGCTGACTCAATGGCCGAGGCCTTTTCTTCTGTGCGCTGCTGATCGGCTTTTTCTTCAGCCTCTTCACGCCCGCGAAAACGGCCCAGACCAAAAGCACCAAGCACCATCAGGATCGCAACTCCGATTGCCGCCAGTACAGATTTGAGTGTCGTCATAGGCTCACCCGCTCGCGCATCCAGCCATAAACGAATGACTCGTTAGGCGGACGCTGTTCTGCCAGCTCAAGATAACGCTGGCCCTGGCTACAGTTCAGTGCGCGAAGCAATACGATTTCTCCCTCATCTCCACGTCGAGCAAGATAGCTTTTCAATGCGCTGATAGTTCGGGGGCCAATAACCCCATCTGCAATCAGGTCTGGGTAGAGTATGCCTTGAGTGTTGAAAACGCTCAGCCAGCGCTGGAACCATTTAACCGGCACTGATGGCCCCATGTTCACACCGGTATCGCAAAGTTCGGCGGCAATGGAAGGGGATACTTCTGCGACCTGATCAAAGCGCGGGCCATACCAGTAATCAGACTCAAGGATCGCCAGAGCCTGCTCACGTGTAAGGTTTCGCATATCACCGGTATAACCATGCGCGCGGGCAGTTGCCTGAGTAATTCCCCAGTTCGTTGGTCCGCCCTTATCATTCGGGTGATCAACATAACCGCCCTCTTTGCCGAGGATGGTATTAAAGATATCGTCTTTGGTCATGGCTATTCCGTAATGACGACCTTCGCCAGGTTCCCGCGTGCCAGCCACACCGCCATGCAGATGACGGAGTTAAGCAGCAAATCGCCGAGGTTAACCTGTACGTAATGGCCGAGCAGAATGTTGAAGGCGTTGAATCCGGCGGCAAGTATGACCAGGTAGGCCAGTACCGCGACACTCAGGCGATGACGCTTTCCCTCTTTCCGGAAAAACATCAGCCTGACCATGATTAAAAGGCAAACTATGGCGTTTGCATCCATCAGAAGAAGCTGCCATGTCATTTATCTTCCTCCCCCAGCCCCGGCATCTTCCCGCTTTTGGATTTGCGGAGAATACGCAGCAGGACTGCCACGGAAATGGAAGCAGTAACAATTGCACCGACAGCTGGCGATACCTCAATGCTGGCCGGTGGCTTCATCAGGCTTAACGGCGTGTTGATGATTCCGGCCATGATTTTCGCCATGGGAACGGAGAAGAACACGCCACTGATAAACGATATCAGCGCAAAGATAGCCTGCTTCCAAAGTTGATGGGGATCTGAGGTCAGAACGTATAGCGCCGTTCCGGCGAGTGATCCGAGCATCACTGCTGGAGTCGCCTCCGGAAACAGCGTGGCAAAGGTTACACCGACTGATGACGATGTAAGACCAACGCCTACGATAGTGAAGGTCTCAGACATATTTATTCCGTGTGTAGTTGGTTCAGGCCCTCGGGACGATTTAACAAGTAGGCGTGTCGATGATGGTTCCCGGAGCCTGGAATAAAAAACCCGGCGACAGGCCGGGAAGATGAGGGTAAGGCAATGTCGGCTCTCTGGCCGAATGGTCCCAGGCAGTGGGTTTGGTTAGTGGTGGCAGGTGCTTACCCTGCATGCATTCGTCGCCATGGTGCGCCTTTACCCCACCATCTAGCTCATTCACCACAACGGTAAGAATACTGACAGGCGGCACCGCCCTTACTAATTGCCAGCGTCTAACTGGACACTTCAATATTCTTACCTGTTGTGCAAATGAAAAAGCCCCGAGGCGTGAACCTCAGGGCTTGTTTGTTCTTGGCGATGGCTGAAGTCGCGTTGTTGCCGTCCCCATAAGACCCGGCTCAAGGGTTTCGATGTCCCCGATTCATCAGCACTGTCATCTTGTACTTCATCGCCTTAACGAAGGCAGTTACCCATCGTTAGAGTTCAGATTAAACAAATATCGCCACTTTGTAAAGCATCATTTCTACAGAAATCCGTTTCCGTAGAAATTATTTATTATCTCGTGACTTTGCTCAACATCTGATTCGCATACTCCTCCTGCTTAATGCACTCACCAACGAGACTTTCGAAGAAGTCCTTGTATGACCTGCGCCACGTGGTTTCAGGCACATCAATCACCGTAGCGCAGATGTATTGCCTTACAGCATCAGGCAGCAATCGAGCATAGCCACGCCCATTGCAGCGCCCGCATGTTTTATACGCAGGAACGCCGCCCTGTAGAATAGTTTTCTCTTTATCGACCACCACGCCTTTACCGTTGCACTGGCACGCATTGGTCAATAACCCCTTCCCTTTGCACTTATGGCACAGCACTTTCACCGTTTCCTTGCGCTCAGTCAGATACGGCTGCCCGATGAATTTCATCGTCATGACTTCAGCCTCGACAAACTTCTTTCCACCACAGCAATCACAGGTTCGCGTACTGGCCGCGCTACGGGAATAGTCAGCAAACGCGAATGTTGCGAGCACTTGCATTACTTTTTGCTTAATATCATTTTCGAGCTTACGTAAGGCGGCAACCTTATCGCAGTGCTCAAGTGCATATTGGGTCAGCAGTTCAATAGCTTTCTCACGGTCATTGCTGCTGATTTCCATCTTCCCTAAAAACGCACTGTAACCTAATGTGGCGCGACTTTGCGTCATTCCCATGGCAGCCATCACATCAGTGCCAGTTAACGTCTCTGAGGAGGTTGCACGCGGAGTATCGTTTATCTGCGTAGACTTCGCGAAGTGAAACTTGACTGCGTTTTCCAGGTTCATCGTGAAATTCTCCAGATTGTGTATGGCCAGGCGATGCCAGCGCAAAGTGATATCCATTTGAGATTGGTTTTGTAGCCAAGTTCTTTCTGCCTGGTATGCGTGTACTCAGTGGTCATTCCGGACATGAACGCATAGGCGATGAGAAATAGAGTGATCATGATTTTATCCCCAACACATCTTTCAGCTGACTGACCACCATCCTCGTTGCAAATGATTCGCCATGAAGCTTGCTCTGCATCTCAATTTCCTTCAGCGCTGATTTAAGAAGCCCTCGAGTCACTCTCACTGGAATTAGGTTTTCTTCATTCAGCTTTTTAAGGCGATCAAGCGAGTTTTTAACGTCCATCTAAGCAGCCTCCGGGTCATGGTCTGGCTTATTGAGCCCCAATCGATTAATCAGCTCACGACGACGATGAAGAAGAATCACCATTGCCTTCTCCGCATCTGCAATCTGGAAGTCAATATCCTTAAGGTCTTGCTCATCCTTCTGGCGCTGCTTAATTGCTTCGTGAATGTTAGTTACGCTGCACATACGGGTTCTCCTACTAAGCTGTCTAACTGGCGACGCATCATCTTCAAGGCTCCATCAGGGAATGGCTGACGAGCTAAGCCAGCAAAGATGGCGCGGATTTTCTTGTCGCGGATGCGCTTGAGTAACTCGGTTACTGTTGCGCGGATGGTGGCGTTAATCTTGCGGTCTTCGAGTTGTGCGAATCGAACGGATAACTCCACTGTTACCAGAGCATCCAGATACTCTTCGCAGACCTCTCTGCTTATGTCTGTCATGGCCTAACCTCTCATCAATCGTTTAAGCATTCTGTATTTTTCGGCGTATCGAATAGCTCGCATCTTTATTCCAAGCGCCCTTTTAAGCCGCTTATGCCTTACCGCCTCCCTGATGAGGAAACAGAACACGGCAATGAGGTAGAACGTTAGGCACACTGCGCTTGTCATGCTGCCTCCAGTAGTTCTGTAATCATTGGCAAGTTCCCGCACGTCTCAGTAACTACCAGCACTAACATTCCGCCTTTAACCGCCTGACAGCGCTTGATGCGCATATCGTCTATCTGACCGTCATCCAGCCAGAAGCCCGCACTGGTGAGTGCGTCAAAAACGGCTTTGGGCAGATTGTCCAAATCTCGTTTGCGGTTATCGGGAGGTGCTGCGTGGATGGTGATTCTGATGCGAGGTGTGATTTTGATGTCTAGCTGTTGTTGCTGGATTATTTCTATTACTTCTTTTCGGTATCTCTTTCCCCAATCGCTGATGTAGTGAATGCCTCGTGAGTGTCGCCAGTACCGGTTATTGGATGGCGGCCAGGGTAGTTTTAATAGATATTGCGTCATGTTTTTATCTTCCCCTCCCTGCGCAGAATGTCCTGAGTGCGCATTACACCCTCTAGGTGATAAATCTTTGCAAATTCGTGGTCGATGTTATGCGTCCTTCGGTCTATCTCGTCGTGGCAACTGCTACACGCCCATGCTGCGAGAAGGTCGTCAGGCTTCATGCCAGTGCCGCATAATCCAGCCATGCGATAATGCGCCAGAACGGTAGTTTCAGGGTTGTGGTTGCAGACACCGTAGATGCGCACCTGGCATTCCCTGCCTCGCGCTTCTTTTCGAAGATTAGCCATTGGTCAACTCCTTCTGTCGCTCATCTTCGTGAGAGAAGTCTTCTCCGTCGATTGGCATCAACCAGTCAGATGGAACTGAGCAAGTCATGGTATTAACTATTTGCTTACCAGGCAGGATACCTTTCAACATCTCTTCTGTTGCTGATTCAACAAACCAGGAGGACCTTTCGACATTCTGTACAAATCCTCTAATCACCCCGAGATACTCTTTGAGGATTACTGTCCGCCCTATGTTTTCCTTTAGCAGGCTATTAACAATAATCGCCATGCCACCTACACGTAATTCACTCATCATCTTCCTCCGTCATAAATCCGTTAGGGTCTGGATAAAGCTCAATAGCGCATCTGTCACATACATGAACTTCACGCGGCATAAGCTTTGTTTTGCACTGCATGCAATATCCAGCGCGACAATTACTCTCTGCCTGATACTGTCGAATCTGTTCCGGGCTAAGCATTGGAATGCTCCCGCTTCATCAGGAATGCGATCATTGCCGCTCTTAATGGGTTTCTATGCTCATATCCGGATGTCACTGTTTCGTCAGCACCGAAGGCTCCTATAGGTGCATCGTGTTCGAATGATGCTTCCCATGCACTACCGTAGCTATTCAGAGAAATTTCGTTATCAACGATAATCGGCCCGGTTGCTGACCAGTCATTGCAGTAGTCAGGCAATGGGTTTAGAGGCTCAAAGGTGGCATCTGCATTTCCGTAATACCATTTGCTGGTATCATTTCCTGACGTTTCTGGCTTGCATGCCCAAAGCCCTTTAAAGATTACGTCACCTACCATTCTGTTAATTTCAAAATCTGATAACTGTGAATAGTCCATATCAATGCACCCTGTCTGATGTTGTTTGTTCCGGATCGACTACCTGAATAACCATGTCCATGTCGTCAAACTGGCAGATGTAACAGTCAGCGCAATTGGCCTCCATCTGACCTTCTGCGTAACCGCGCACCCAGTTCATAATCATCCCTACAGAGTCAACACCGTCACCTTCCATATCTTCGAGAAGGTCAGCGAGTCGGTCTGCGTAGTCATCGTCTAAGCTGCTCATCTTTTTGCTCTCCGGAGTTTTCTTTCAGGTCTGCGGTGATTTGGGCATTTGTAACCAGCTAAATTGCCATCTGTTAGTTCACGCACGGTCGCATATTTCACCGTTGCTGAAAGAACAGTGCTTCCAAGAATTACAGCCCCAAGTACAATTTTTCTGTCCTGCATTCCCATAGCTAACTGTAAGCGTCGTCTCAGCACCGTCTGGCAGATCCTGATATTCCTGAGAGGATAGTGGACACCAAATATGGTGGACGCTATCCATGAAATCATTAACCGCAGTGCGTAAAAAAAGCCCTAATTATCCCGTTGAGTTCAAAATCAAAATGGTTGAACTCTCGCATCGACCAGAGATCTCCGTAGCGCAACTCGCTCGTGAGCATGGGATCAACGATAATTTGCTGTTCAAGTGGCGCCAGTACTGGCGCGAAGGAAAACTACGTCCTCCTTCAACAACAGAAAACAACGTGCCTGAGCTGCTCCCGATAACACTTGATGCCGAAGATGTTGTCCCTACAACCTCCCCCCGGTCACAACCTGTAGCTGCTGCGGCACCTGAATCACTCAATATCAGCTGTGAAGTAACGTTCCGGCACGGATCACTCCGTCTGAATGGTGCCATCAGCGAAAATATCCTGAACCTGCTGATACGGGAGCTCAAACGTTGATCCCATTACCATCAGGGACAAAGATCTGGCTGGTCGCTGGCATCACCGATATGAGAAACGGCTTCAACGGCCTGGCGGCAAAGGTGCAGACGACGCTGAAAGACGATCCGATGTCAGGTCACGTTTTTATCTTCCGTGGGCGTAATGGCAGTCAGATAAAGCTCCTCTGGTCTACCGGCGATGGACTGTGTCTGCTGACCAAACGGCTGGAGCGCGGCCGCTTCGCCTGGCCGTCAGCCCGGGATGGCAAAGTGTTCCTCACACCGGCACAGCTGGCGATGCTCCTTGAAGGTATCGACTGGCGGCAGCCTAAAAGACTGCTTACGTCCCTGACTATGTTGTAAGCCTCTTTATCCTGGTCGACGCTGAATGAGCCTGGTAATATACCCGGTATGAGCAGCTCACTTCCTGACGATATCAATGCACTGAAACGTCTCCTTGCCGAACAGGAGGCGCTGAACCGTGCCCTGCTGGAAAAGCTGAACGAGCGTGAACGCGAAATAGACCATCTGCAGGCACAGCTGGATAAGCTGCGCCGGATGAACTTCGGCAGCCGCTCCGAAAAAGTCTCCCGTCGTATCGCACAGATGGAAGCTGACCTGAAGGCACTTCAGAAAGAAAGTGATACCCTTACCGGTCGGGTTGACGACCCGGCCGTGCAGCGCCCGCTGCGTCAAACCCGCACCCGCAAACCGTTCCCCGAATCACTCCCCCGCGATGAAAAACGACTACTGCCGGCAGCGTCATGCTGCCCGGAATGTGGAGGCTCGCTGAGCTATCTGGGTGAGGATGCCGCCGAACAGCTGGAGCTGATGCGCAACGCCTTCCGGGTTATCCGGACTGTACGTGAAAAGCATGCCTGTACTCAGTGCGATGCCATCGTGCAGGCCCCCGCGCCTTCACGGCCCATCGAGCGGGGTATCGCAGGACCGGGGCTGCTGGCCCGCGTGCTGATCTCAAAGTATGCAGAGCACACCCCGCTGTACCGCCAGTCTGAAATATACGGCCGCCAGGGCGTGGAGCTGAGTCGTTCACTGCTGTCGGGCTGGGTGGATGCATGCTGCCGGCTACTGTCACCGCTGGAAGAAGCGCTTCAGGACTATGTGCTGACTGACGGTAAGCTCCATGCTGATGACACGCCTGTCCCGGTGCTGTTGCCAGGCAATAAGAAAACGAAGACCGGGCGGTTATGGACCTACGTTCGTGACGACCGTAACGCCGGGTCAACGCTGGCGCCGGCGGTGTGGTTCGCTTACAGCCCGGACAGAAAAGGCATCCATCCGCAGACCCATCTTGCGGGGTTCAGTGGTGTACTGCAGGCGGATGCATACGCTGGGTTCAACGAGCTGTACCGGGATGGTCGGATAACGGAAGCCGCCTGTTGGGCTCACGCCCGCCGTAAAATCCACGATGTGCACGTTCGCACCCCGTCAGCCCTGACGGAGGAAGCGCTGAAACGGATCGGCGAACTGTACGCCATCGAGGCAGAGATAAGGGGAATGACGGCGGAGCAGCGCCTTGCCGAACGTCAGTTGAAAACGAAACCGCTGCTGAAATCCCTGGAAAGCTGGCTGCGTGAAAAGATGAAAACCCTGTCGCGACACTCAGAACTGGCGAAAGCGTTCGCATACGCCCTGAACCAGTGGCCGGCGCTGACGTACTATGCAGATGATGGCTGGGCTGAGGCGGACAATAACATCGCTGAAAATGCGCTGCGGATGGTCAGTCTGGGCCGCAAAAACTACCTGTTCTTCGGTTCGGATCATGGAGGAGAGCGGGGAGCGCTGCTGTACAGCCTGATCGGGACGTGCAAACTGAACGGAGTGGAGCCAGAAAGCTACCTCCGCTATGTCCTTGACGTCATAGCCGACTGGCCGATAAACCGGGTCGGCGAACTGCTCCCCTGGCGCGTAGCACTGCCGACTGAATAACACATCCCCGTCAATACGGTTCTTGCTGCACGCTTACAGCTAACTCCACATTCTGGATTGATACTGGCTCCTACCCTTTGGCTCGCTGGCGTACTCTGGCAACAAGGCAGAAACCACCCATAACCGAGGGTCTGCGCTTAGAGTTCGTTGAGTTTTTACGTTGCGGGATTGGTAGGCGGTGATTAACTGAGTTGCTTCTTCGGTAGTAAGATTTAAGTGATGAAACCAGGTCATCCGCATGGCGTTATCCTGATAACTGGCTTTGCGAAACTCTGTCCGTTAAGCGTTTTTTCTTGCTCACGGAAGAGACCCATTTTTTTATCGACCCACGGATGCGCTATCACCCTGTAGAGATAGTGAAGCTCCTCGTGCTGACTAATCATGGTGAACTTATGCCCGTTGCGAACAAGGCAGAATTTCACCCCTGGCGGGATGTCTCTAACTCGTAGGCTCATAAATCCTCAAAAGAAGTTGTAGAGCTGATTCAGCACGTTCTGGTCTTTCGTCTTGCCAAACACCTGCTTGATAGCTGCGTTAATCATGGCGCTGTAGCAACGCTCGAATTCATCTGCCTCCATGCTGCCGTATGACAGGCTTTTAGCCTCAGCCCTAACCTCTCCACGAATGTTCGTCACCATGTCGTAGAAGCCAGCCAGTATCGTCAGGTCTTTTCTGAACCGGTTGAACTGAGTGGTTTCGTCGGCATGCTCCAGCCCTGCCTTGTCAGCAGCCCAGTGCTGAAAACAGAAGTTGAAGAACGCGAACATTTTTCGATGAAATGCTGGATTGCGGGTTAACTTGAATTCGGCAGTGTACATCTCGCCGTTTTGAAACTTGGTAAGGCGGGGAAGGTCATGCTCAAACGCCGGAGCGAATACTCCCCCTGCGGTCTTGATCATCTCGATTTGCATTTATTGATTCCACCGGGAATTGATAGATAATTTCAAGACCAAGCTTTTTGGCTAGTGCATGCTCTGCAAACGCGCCGCTTGATTTTTCCCAACCTTTCAACATAACCACTGCATCTGCACACCTGATCATTGCACAGCAAATATCCATATACTGCGCTTGCGTTAAGCCGTCAGGTAGCAAGGCGGGGTTCAGCACAACATTCCCACATTGTTGCTGAATAGACTCCATTGAGTTAAATGCAGGTCGATTAAATTTTTGATAACCTGACATTGGTCCAGCAATATAAACCCTCATACTCACTCCTTCACTTTGATTCCAGCTGCGCGGATGGCATCACGCCATGCTAACCAGGTGTAGGTCATTACTTCCTGACGCTCTTCTTCAACCGGCCATAAATGCGGAGGAAAGTTTTTATCAAACCATGATTTAAAATCTTCAGTCATTTCGCTCACCTTTTTGATTAATAGCTTTCGCAATTACAGCTCTTGACTCTAGCCATGCCTGCCAAGCAATCATCTTGATAGCCTGCACGTGAAGTTCTTCGCTGTTGTTAATCGACTCGAACTCTTTGCCAAACCACTCCAAAAACTGCTTTCTTGATTCGTCCATATTCCTCTCCATCACTCGTCAATGAAAATCAGGCCTTTTGGGCAGGAGTCCCAGAAGTTACCTTTGCGGTCGGTCATCGTGTACCAGAGGCCGGGATTCATTCGCCCTGTCACTCTTTTCTGTTTCACGAAGTAGGCATCGCGGCGCGGGTTGTCTTCACCTGCCACAAGGTTTCGCATTTTGTCCCCAAACTGAGGTTTTCGACCTGCGTTAATAGCTTCTGCTTTCTCGTGAATTTCTAAAATGTGCGGATATGTCATCATTCCTCTCCATCAGCGTGCTGGGGTGTTAGCGGCACGGGACTTCTTGTATCGTTCGTAAAACCATTGATGAAGCTCCATCAGTTCTGCATCGATTGGAGCATACTCACGGTCGAAATATGCCTGAGCATCTTTTTCGTCTTCGCTTGGCAACTCACCTGGGCCAAGAAGCGTGTTAAAAATCCATTCCATACCTTCCTTCGCATCTCCGGTCACTCGCCATTCGATAATCGCCGCCTGCATAGCAAGAAGGTTTTTCCCGAACATGCGGTCAAGCTCTTTAAATCGGTTTCGGATATATTCGTTTTCATCTTTCAGCTCAGCAATATGGCATCTGGCATCGAGCTCGTTGTTTTCAGCGGCTGAAAGTTTTGCTTCTAATTCTTCATACGTTGGTTTCATGTACGCACCTCTCTTAATGCCTTGTTGATAAATGCAATCACAGTTTTACCCAGCCTTTCGAGGCGCTGATATTTTTAATGCGACCAGCCTTTCTTAGCACCTGCAATCTTCGGTCAAGCACCCGAAACCCGTGCTTGTTCCCCGGCGCTAGTTTTTCGCATTCAGCATGAATCCCTTCGTGAATACCATCTGCAAAGTGAATGGTCATAAATGGCTTTGGGGTCTCAGTGTCCAGCACGCGTAAAATCATTTCGTCCAATTCAGCGAACTTGCTCATGCTCGAACCTCTTTAAGTTTTTGGTTGGTAAATGCAGTCAGTGGGTTAGGTAAATCGTGGTCCGGAATCGGATCACCTCGCTCATTGCGAATAACCACTTTGTCTGACTTGTAATACTGATAGTGCTTAGGCCTGCCCTCTCTGCTGAGCACCTGACCTCTTACCAACTGGAAAAGGGCTGAGGTTACTGAGCATCGGGGGATTCTGGTGTTCTGGATGATTTCGGGGCAGGTGCAGCCGGGGTGTTCTGTGACGTACTTCTCGATGGTTTCAATTTGAAATTTTGGCCTCATAATTTGACCTCATGTTTTTATTTCCAACATTTTTCGTCATCGCGTTCCGGCCATCGCAGCCAGACGATTTCATAAACGAAAGGAATAAACTTTTCGAAAAAGGTCTGCCACTGGCTGTCTGCATAGCCTGTGGCCTTATCTACCAGCGCTTCGAGTGGGTGTTTTCTCTTTGGTGGGCGACTGACCTCATAAATCCTTTCAAACTGGGTAATCAGCTCCTCCTCTTCTAGGCATTTGTCGAGCACAGCCATAAATCGAGGGTTCATTAGCATCTGTGCGATCGTTGGGTTTTCCATCATCCTCTCCAGTCTGATTTAGGTGCTTCCGTAGTATTTTTCGCGTACTGCTTAGCAGCTTCCTGCTGATCAATATTCACGAAGTGACCATTCTTCCAGCCCATGTAGAAAGTCTGCGGCTGACCAGATCGATATTTGCCGATGATGATTTCCGCGATTCCCTTCATGTTGCTGCTCTCGTCATAAACTTCATCGCGATAAGGGAAGATGATTACGTCTGCATCCTGCTCAATAGCGCCAGATTTAGCCAAATCACCCAATCCCGGGCGTTTTTCCTGACGGCCTTCTGGACCACGGTTAAGTTGTGCCAGCAGAATCACAGGAACCTTATTGCGAAGGCAGAACTGCTTAAGCTTTCTGGTGATGTCAGCGATGGCCTGATGCTCTGGAATGTTTGATGGCTTCTCGATTAGTCCGAGGTAGTCGATGGCGAGGAAACTCAGGCCGCCGTCCATGTTCATGCGCTCCGCATGAGCTATGCACTCATCGACGGTGAAGGAGCCGTCTATGACGTGGTTATCTTCATCCAGAAGAGTTCCCGTTGCCGCAGTAAGACGCGTGTATTGTTCCTGTATCATGTTAAGAGGGTTTCGCAGCGTGCCCACCGATAACCCTGCGCGGTCAGCTACGTGACGCTCTACCACCTGCATGTCCGACATTTCCATCGAGATAAGCAGCCCCTTCCCTTTCTGCCTCCCAACCGAGTTGGCGATATTGATGGCAAGTTCCGTTTTACCCATGCCCGGTCGACCAGCGATTACAATCAGGTCCGTTCTGTCTAACCCACCGTATGCATCGTCCATAGGCTGAATACCAGTCTTGAGATACAGGCCAGACTCCTCTCCCTTCATCCTGTTCTCCAGAACTACCATGTAATCGTCCAGCAAGTCACCGATGCGGCGCGGTAGCTTGTCGTTGGTTTCGAACTGGAGTTTTGACAGGATCCCGCTAACTTCAGCGATTCTGTCATTCAAGTCGTGCGTTCCCGCACCTGCCAGAAGTTCTGCCGCTCGCTTAAGCTCAGCCTCGCCACGGCGTAACATCCAGCACTGACGAACACGCTTAGCCCAGCCACGGATATTTGCTGCTGATGAACACTTGCATGCCACCTCAACCACAAAGTCCTTCGTCGCAGCTGGCACTGCATCCTTCACGGTGAACATGTCTACCGGCTCAGCCTTGTTCAGCAAGGTCACAATCGCCTGGTACATGCTTTTCAGGTGGAAGTTCTCGAATGCTTCAGCAGGTAGCTTCCCGGCGATTTCGCGGCAATCGATGTGATCGCCCTTGACCATCATCGAGCCAACCAGTTGGTGCTCAAAGTCGTAACTTTCCATCAGCTTCCCGCTCCTAAAATCTCGTCAATCTTCTTCTGCGTCAGTGCGGTATCAATCCCGTAAACCTTCCCTTCAGGGTTGCCACCAAGCGCCCACTGAGTCGGCTGATAGCCGTGTTCGATATAGCCGTTCAGGATGCTGTCGATATCGCGCGGTTCTTTGCCAAGCTCTTTGCACTGCTTCAAATATGATGACCAGAGGCGCTTAATTCCATTCTCTGTCGACGTGGTGATGCTCCTGATTGTTGGCATGCCAAGACGTTTGGCTTTGCCATTCCAGGTATCCTTGAAGCGTTCGCGATCGAATGCTGGGACAGTAGAGCGAGGATTGGTTTGCCTGGCTCGGGGGTTGGTGCCTTTCTGACGTGGTGTTAATTTCTCATCACCAGACAAGCCCACTTCGTGGGTTTGGGTATCTTTTAAATTGTCTTTGGTAAGACTGTTTAGGGTGTCGGGTGATTTCGCCCAACTTGAAACCTTTTTTCGCCCAACATTTTGGGTGGTTTCGCCCAACATTTTGGGTGGTTTTTTTGGGGTCTTATTTAACACCCAATTATCAATGCTGACGTTCACGCTAACCAGCTTGAATCCACCAACTTTTCTGAGGTGTATAATTTTGCGTTCTGCCAGAACATTCAGGGCTGCAGCTACATCTGAATCATCCAGATCTGTCACTTCAGCCAGGTATGTATTCGTTACCTTGTCCTCCGACTTATTCCAGCCAAAGGTGCAGTAGATAACAGCGTCCAGAACCTGATGTTCACGACCTGCAAGTTTCAGTTTTGGCTTAAGCTTCCCGATGCTGGTAGCTACACGCATGTAACCATCATCAAGACTCGCCACTTTGCGCTCCACTACCTCACGTTGAGGTTGGTAGTCTGAAAACTTAACGACGCCCATTCTTCACTCCTGCTTTGGCTAGTCTGTAAACGCCAATAAGACGCTCTGCGAACGCCCGGTTATTGGCAGCTGTATTCACTAATCATTCAGGTGAATCAGGGTGTCGAATCTCTTCTTTTTCCTGGTACTTTTTACGCTTTCGCATTAAAATATCTCCTGTAGTTAGTGTTGTTGACGTAACACAGTGACTCAAAAATCCAATGTGATTTGCTCTGAACGCTCAGTTACCGCTGGGCGTTTTTTGCTTTCTGGCATCACAGCTGCAATAGCCTGTCTTGCCACTTCACGAATCAGGCTTGTCTCCCAGACTTTCTCCAGAAGAACGAACGTCACCGCCATATCGTGGATGTTTAATCGACTTACCTTTGAATCAGCCCATCCCGCCATCTTTGCGAAATTTGTCTGACCCATTGAAACGAGTCGGGCACGAAGCTCTGTTTCCACTTCGCGTACCTTTTTGCTGTGATTTGCTAGTTCCATAAAATATTATTTTCCTCAGTTAAATAGTTAGTTACGCATCGGTTGATGCGATTTGAAGTTTGAGGTTCGCTTTTCAGCGACGTAGGACGAATGTCCGTTGTGGGAGTGGTGCTTATGCGGCTTTCTTATTGCTTGGGAATGGCTTCACTTCTTCCGCATCAATGCTGCCGTCAGGTTTAACTGTTAAAAAAATCTTTCTGCCAGAGCGAATAGCCTTGTTAATTGCACTTTGGTAAACGCCAAGATCTTGTGCGGTCTTGGTTTGACCAAAACGCAGGGCATAATCTTTCAGGGTTATGCGCTGTTCCATACAACCTCCTTAGTACATGGATTCATTATCACCGCTAGAGGTAAAATAGTCAACACGCACGGTGTTAGATGTTTATCCCCTGCGGTGATAAATTTGACGTATGAGCGCTAAAAAGAAACCACTAACCAAAGAGCAGCTTGAAGACGCTATGCGTTTGAAGGCTATATACGAGAAAAAGAAATCAGAGCTTGGCCTATCTCAAGAAGGCATTGCTTTTTCCATGGGGATCGGGCAATCAGCTGTTGGGGCGATTTTAAACGGCGTAAATGCCCTTAATGCGAACAATGCAGCCATGCTGGCAAACATTCTTCAGGTAGGAATAGAGGAATTTAGTCCGTCAATAGCCAAAGAGATTTCTGACTTGTACAGAGCCATAGGCGCAGATGTACAGAAGAGAAGCGAGTATGAGTATCCAGTCTTCTCGCATGTGCAGGCTGGAATGTTCTCTCCTGAGTTTCGCACGTTCACTCAACGTGACGCTGAGGGATGGTTAAGCACCACAAAGAAAGCCAGTGATTCAGCATTCTGGCTTGAGGTTTCAGGCCATTCAATGACAGCCCCTGCCGGATCGCGCCCAAGTTTCCCTGAGGGAATGCTTATCCTGGTTGACCCTGAGGAACCTGTTGACCCGGGCGACTTCTGCATCGCTCGATTAAATGGTGATGAATTCACGTTTAAGAAGTTGATCAAGGATAGCGGACAGGTATTCCTTCAACCGTTAAACCCACAGTTCCCTATGATTCCATGCAATGAGAACTGTCGAGTTGTAGGGAAGGTTGTAGCCAGCCAGTGGCCTGAAGAGACGTTTGGGTGATGAGAGAATATCTGATAGTAGGCGTGGTTACTTTGCTCTCGGTTGTTGCGATCGTGCTTATGGTGGCCTGATGAGACTTTTGGATAGAGACGAAGCTGCGGCTGGTGTGATAGTGATCATCATTCTCAGTGATTGATGAAAATCATCATAAAGTTTGTGTTCATTCTACCGATTTTATGTATATTCATAATGTGCGCGCGATATAGAGATGTTTCCAGTCAAAGTCAATTAATACATTGCTAAATCGTGCTTATTGAGCGGAAATCGTCCAATTCGCATTGAAAAACGGTTGGAGAGATCCTATATAAGGAGTATAGTTAGTGACCCAAAACGTACTGCCAATCAATCAGCGCCTCCACGATCAGGCTGTTGATGAGTTCAATCGCCTGCATGGAACAATGATTGGCGAAATTAGCGCAATGTTGAAAACCGCTAAAGTGGCACCTCTGGTAGACCTTCGCAAGAAGGATCCAACGTTTTCAAATGTTGTCGCAGAATTGAGAATGTTCCGAGATGTGTGTTGTGCCCTTGCGCCGCACTTTCTCGTGGACAAAACTGGCGAAATCGCTGACATCGACAAGTTACTAACACTGGCTAATGACCTGGCTCAAGCCATCGACGCTGATGACCCTGACGCACTATGCGCAGCTATAGCAGCCCTTGATGTAGAGCCTTATATTTAATGAGGGGATCAAAATGACTAAAGAGTTTGACTATGCTACCGTAAGTAAGCTTTTGGCTGAAATGCGCGGATGTGTAGAGCGCGTTCAAAATCTACGCCGCGACTTTGAAGCTCGAATCAGTCATTCACAAAAAGCTGCCTGATTTTTAAATCAGATTTGTAAAGACCCGGCCACCGAGCCGGGTTTTCTTTGTCTACTTCACAGCCTTACTACCATTCCGCACGATCTCAGCCGCATCTCTGTTTACGCCCTTCCCTATCACATTTCTGGTCTCTCTGCGGTACTGCTCAAGTTTTTCGATGAGAGCCTCCTGTGTCACAGGAATATCTGCCAACGACAACTCCATCACAGCCCTTCCCGCAGCCTGAACCATCATGTTCACGCGCTCTTCGTTCAGATCCATATCAATCCCTCGCTCATTTTTCACTCGTAGCAGTATCGCACGAAGCTTTTATGAAAATAAATAACCATGAAATACATACACATAACCATTTGCGGTAATAAAATATCTCTCGCGGTGTTGACTGCGATACCACTTGCGGTGATACTAAGCACATCAGCAGGACGCACTAATCACCAGGACGGTGAACATACAACGATTCAGAGATGAATCTACGAGGCTGAAAAGCCTAACAACCAAAGTGAACTTTGGGATGTGGCAAGCGAGAACGGGTAAACGTGAAGAAGCCCTGACTTGTGCGGCTGGTTACCGCCCACATCACCAAAGTTCATCAGGAGGTCACTATGACACGCAGAACAGCTTTCAATGGCTCAGCATCAGGTCGTCGTCGTGAGCGTCGTGCAGCGCTTCAGAATGCGGTAACGGCAAGCTCAGAAGTTATGCATCGCCCTACTCTCAGCCGTGCGCAGATTCAGGCTAAAGGTAAACACGAAACGCCTAAGCGCATCGAAGACGCTAAGCCGATCAAGTTCATGGTGCAGGACGCGTTCTGGCAGCTGGAAGAATACAAGCGTCAGATTGAGCGTGCGGCGATCGTTTTTGAGAATGAAATCCGCAAGCCAACTGACAGCAAAAATCATCGCACCTACTACCGGGACGCTAACCCGCTCGGGAATAAAATCCATGCCGTTCAGCGCATGAAGCTGAGCAGTAAGCCACTTATTTGAGGTGAATTATGGAAGAAGAATTTGAAGAGTTTGACGAGCATCCACAGGATGACATGAGCCAATACCAGGACTATCCGTATGACTATGACTATTGATACAAATCAATGGTGCGGTCGCTATGTTAAATGCAAAGGCTGCAAGCTTGATGCTGAATGCATGGTTAAACCTGAGGAAATGGCACTTGTTAGAGAGGATGGGAAGATTGTCGATAAATGGGCAATCAGAACTGCGGCAATGATTGCCAGAGAGCTGGACAAACTAAAGGCCGCATAGTCGGCCTTCTTTTGGCAGCAAGCAAAGAGGCATCACATGAATTCTACATACATTCCATCATGCCTACGAAATCAGCCTAAACAGAAAGCAAAGCCCCGCAAGCAAGCCATAAAAGACGCTAAGGCAGAGGTTATCGATAAAGCCATTAACTTGCTTAGAGAGGAGTTAAGGAGTGAAAAACTGAACGGAATGCTGATGCCTTATCAGCGCGGATATCTTTCGGCTATTAGTAAGCTGGAAGTATTGAAGAGTGAATTATGAGCTATCTGGAATTTCCGGATGGTTCATTGTTTTGGCAGCAAGCCACAGAGGTGAATATGAAACATACACCAGGCCCATGGTATTGGGACTCTGAAGGGTTAGGTAGCAAGGATGTATTGGTGTTCGGTAAAGGCTACCCGTTTGAAATGACCAGTACAGCAAACAAGAACCTGATAGCAGCAGGTCCTGATTTGCTGAAGGAGCTGCAAAAACTTCGTGAGTACGTCATTAACGTCTGCGGCGTGAATGATGAAGATTGTGATAGTGAGCATCCATTGATGTCGTCACAGGCAGCCATCAGCAAGGCTCTGGGGGAGGAGTGATGGAGTGGATTAAGTGTAGTGATCGGATTCCTGACAATACAGAGTTTGTGCTTTGCATTGAAAAACGTTCTGGTTATGGGACTTACGGACAACCATTTGTTTGCTGGCATGACGGAGATGGCTGGGTGGGCAAAACTAATTACCGTCCAACCGTAACCCACTGGATGCCATTACCTGAACCACCAAGCGAATAAGCACCTAATGCGGATTCACCGATTCCGCATTGTGAGCCAATCCGCGCTCGTACTATCGGAGAATGAGATGCTCAAGAAAACAAAACGGTTGCTTTACCGTGATGGAAAATATTCATGTCGCGTTCCGCCAGGAGATACCACTAAGTGGTCGGTAGACCAGTGGTGCGAATGGATTGATGAGCATGGCACATGGTGGAAGTAGCAGCTGATAGCTAATTCTCTGAGTTAGCTATTGGGTGTAATACCGCACCGTACTATCGGAGACGATTCGATAGTGTCTGATAGATGGAATAATCCCTTGTTGGTTGATTTGCCCCGCTAGTCGGGGCTTCTTTTTGCCTGGAGGAAAGTATGGAAATTGATATTCGAAAAGGCGGTATCTGCGGACACGAAACATGGCGTGAAGTTCGCATTAAAGAAAGTGGAACAACCATTACCTTTGACGTTTCAGAAGGAAATGAACTGAATTCGTTCAGGGAAACGATTCTTGACGCGGTGTTTGGCGACATGAGCATGGATGAGGTTATCAAGTATCTGAATGAAAGCGGATACAGCGAAGAGATTATCGAGCGTTACGAAGACGAGAAATCAGAAGCCGCCTGAGTGCGGCTTTTTCATACCCGCATATCAACAGAGATTCACGAGTCTCTATCGCTATGCAATCACACACAACATAAGGAATCCCACGATGACATTTGCTATCGCGGGCGGTGCCGTCGTGGCCCGCTCATTCGACCCTATCTTATCCGTCCAGCATTCACGCCAGAACATCATTACCGGCGCAGACTTCAAGCAGCCTCGCGTTAAGAGCTTGCTGGAGCGTATCTGGGACTTACTGAAGCAGGAAGGCCAGCCATGACAGGTGCTGAGCAGAGATGGAGTGACGAGGAGTTGTATCAGCTCCTTAAAGACGTATTTCCGGTTCCGCGTGAGGAGAATAACCATGCGCCTGACGATGACAGACAAAGCAGAGATTAAGCAAATTATCGCGTGCTTTAACGACGATGACAATGCAGCGATTGATAAGCAGGTTGAGATGCTGTGCGCCAACATGCGGCCTGTGCTCAACATGCTGGAAGCACATAAACCAGACGACCACACGAAGGCAGCAGTCGAGTGGCTTGGCGAAGACGACTGCAACTATCAGGAATTCGCTGGAGAGGTTATGTGGGACATATTCAGACCGCGCGTAGAAGTTGAGTATGCGATCGGCATTTTCCTGCGTAGGCACACACTTGGGGAAGCAGCATGAGCAATATCGTTGAGTTCGTTAAGCAGCAGGAGCCGCTATTCTGCGGCGCACTGACAGAACAGACAGTAACATGGGCAAAGGAAAGCCAGTTTGCAATTCAGTACTTCCAGAAGAATGACTTCCTCGCCAAAACCGCCCTATCCAACCCTACCAGCGCACAGAACGCGATCATCAACGTTGCAGCCATTGGTATCACGCTGAATCCGGCGAGCAAGCTAGCGTATCTGGTGCCGCGCGACGGCATGGTGTGTCTCGATATCAGTTACATGGGATTGCTGCATCTGGCGCAGTCTACAGGCTCCATCAAGTGGGGTCAGTGCAAACTGGTGTACTCAGCCGACACCTATGAGTCAAACGGCCTTGATAGCGCTCCTACGCACAAATACAACGCATTTGGTGAGCGTGGCGAAGTTGTCGGCGGTTACTGCACAGTTAAGACTGCTGACGGTGACTACCTGACGGAAGAAATGAGCCTGGCAGAAATTAAGGCAGTGGAAGCTACCAGCAAGGCGAAGAACGGCCCATGGAGAACATTCTGGGAAGAAATGGCGCGTAAGACCATTGTCAAGCGTGCCAGCAAATATTGGCCTAAGGCTCAGCGCCTGGATAACGCGATTCACCTGCTCAATGAGGATGAAGGCATGCATCAGGAGCCTGTTATGCCGCATAAGTCAGAGGAAGATATCCGTGAGGATGAGCGCAAACGCCAGCAGGAAATCATCGAACACGTTCAGGTGCTGTGTGATGAGATGGCACAGGCTGAAACCATGGATGACCTTAAGCGAATCTTCGCAGACGCATACAAGCGCACCGCTGGCATGAAGCTGCAGCAAAACGTGCAAGCAATATACGCAGAGTGCAAGGCAAAGCTGGAGGTGACCAGTGAGCAAACTGTATGAGATAGCCAACGATTACGCACGGCTGATGGATGCTGACTTTGAAGCAGACGAGATAGCCGACACGCTGGAAGGAATGGAAGGCGAGCTTACAGATAAGATAGAGCAGTTGTTGGCTATCTGTAAGAACGAAACAGGATATGCAGAGCGCCTCAAGGAAGAGGCTAAGGCACTCAATGAACGCGCTGCCGTAATCAACAACAAGGTCGATAACATCATGACCTACATCGCTAATTCGCTTGCGATGATGGGTAAGAAAAAGATTCGCGCAGGCATACATCAGGTAACTGTTCGTGCTCCTGTCGAGTCGGTAGAAATCACAGATGAAGGCTCCCTGCCACCTGAGTACGTTGAATATGTCACTACGGTCAAAGCCGACAAGTTAGCTATCAAGCATCAACTCAAGGCTGGTAACGCTATTCCTGGTGCATCACTCAAGCTCGGTAAGCCAACTCTTCTCATCAAATAACCAATGCGAAAACTAAACGTCACTCCTGAAGAAATGAAGGCGGTGTGCGGCCGTATGGTCGCGCCCCGCGCAGCTGACCATCTCGGACTTACGTTAGCCCAATTCTATTACCTCGCTCAGAAGTACTCGTTATCTACAGCCTGCACTCAAAGCCCATGGAGCCCTCAAGACGAAGAGACGCTAGCTCGACTCTACCGTCAGGGCTACCTGCAAAAGGACATCGCCGAAATGATGGGCAGAGGTTACACGGCTGTCAGGTCAAGAGTTACACGGCTTCGCAAGCGAGACATGAACATGAGGAAAGCAGCATGATCGGATTAACCTACGACCCATTCATTCAACCACAAGAGCTCATCGCCGGACACCGCTTCAAACCCATCAACGACATCCCACGCGAAGAAATGCTGAAGCGTGACTCATTCGGGAATGCAGAGCGTCTCAACAAAAATCGATACCTGACAGCGCGTCTGAATCAAATTCGCAAAGGAGTGCAGTCATGAGCATTCTGGACATTCTAAATACTGGCCTCGCTCTGAGTGGGTGGTTATTCATCATGTTCAAAACGGGCCAATGGTTTATCTCCATTGCGCTAAAGCAGTGGGATAAGCGTAGAAAGCTATCTCGTAGACAGAAGGCAGTAAATGAATTTTACGATGCGTTTGACATGTCCAGCATCGAACCAGGAACAACGGTGCGTCTGGCGACTAAAGGCGATCTGACAATCATTATGTATCGCACAGAAGGAGCCGCCCAATGAGCAACATCGACAAACAGGAGCTGCGTGAAGCGGCGGAGAGAGCAGAATCCGATAGTTGGGGTTATGATCGCGATGAATTCAATGAGGCTCTAACCCAGTACACCGTGCTGGCACTGCTGGATGAGCTGGAAGCCGCAGAGAAGCGGATTGCTGAGCTGGAGGCGACGCAGGGTAAGCCAGTTATGTTTATCGATGGTGATATTTCACCTGTTGACGCCGAAAAGCTGGCGGCTGTAATTCGTGAATTCAACGAAGAAACAGAAACCCCGGCGGCACGAATGGCTCGAATTATTCGCGAAAACCCGCATCCGACAAACATGTGCGATATGCCGGTCGCCGCAGCCGGTAAAGGAGAGGCATCATGAGCACTATTTCCAAAGAGCGTGTGAAAGATATTTTAGAGTTTGGTGCCGGCCGAATTATATCTCCAATCACAGACGACGAAATTATGGAACTGGCGCGTATCGCGCTGGCATCGCTCGAAGCGGAGGCTGTAGAGTGGCGAGTGGCTTTTACACTCGATGGTCAGTCAGGTAGTGATTTCGAGAAGACTTTCGAAAGCCAGGCGAAGATGAATGAGGTGATTTCGCTTCATGCGCGCGCAGGATTTAGCGCCAGCATCACACCGTTATACACCGCCCCGCCAGCGCCGGTATCTGTGCCCGCTGCGATGGAAATGGATGATGACTTTGACAGCGCGTTTGAACACGGAAAAGCTGTCGGCTGGAACGCCTATCGCGCAGCCATGCTTCAGGGTGCCGATGGCAACTCTCCGGTGATTCCGGATGGTTGGGTGGTTTGCAGTGAGCGGATGCCGGAGCAGTTTAAGGCCATCCTGGCATTCAATGAGTATGGAGAAGTTTGGTCTGGTGCGTATGACAGGTACTGGAATTTCTATTGCGATAATCTGTTAGTAGAGCATGTCACGCACTGGATGCCACTGCCAGCAGCACCGCAGCAGGAGGCGTGATGGAGAGCCTAAACAAGATAATCATCAATGCTTGCTCGCTTTCATGGAAGAGAGAGTTTGGTCCGTTTGTTAAGTGCCCTGAGTGCTTTGGGTTGCTGAAAAAATGCGAACTATGCAAAGGGAAAGGAAAACTTATCCAGGAGGATATTGACGCGTGGAACAACCCGATCGCCAAACTGAAAAGGGATAAGCGATGATGCCTAACCCATTCGACTCATAACAAACCCGTACATCGCGGGTTTTTCTTTATCCGGAGTCATCATGCACGCCAACCCAATTATCTGGCTCATAGTCGGAATTATGGCTCTGAGCGCTATCTCTTCACTCGCACATCAATCAGAGGGCTTGTTATGGCTAAATTTGCTGTGGGCGCGTTAGTGCAGCTTAAGTCTGGAGGCATCAGAGGGATGGTTGAGAGCCAGATTGAGCCGGATAGCGACCATCCGAAATACTGGTGCAAATGGGATGACGGCAACTTCGATATTCGCCACGAACACGAACTTCGCGCGGCTACTGTTGATGAGCCTCGCGTGTATAAGAAATTAGCGTAAGGAGATGAATGTGAAACTGATTGATATTTTGGTGCAGGAATTACCTAAGCGTGGCGGATGGCCGGATGGAGGCATTCTTGCTGTTCAGGATTGTGACAAATGGATTTGCTTTAGCACTTTGCCAGAGGTTGAAATAAGTGGCTTAGGCGAATGGGTCAACCATGATGGTGACTGGGTATCATGCATTAAAAATTGCGAACATTTAGCTGAAGATTACTCAAAAAGCATCATAACCCGCGAGCAATACGAAGCCGCACTTGCTGCCAGCAAGCCAGAATGGGATGGCGAGGGATTGCCTCCGGTGGGGTCTCGCGTAGAGGCTAATTACGGAGGAGAGTGGGTAGAGGCTACCGTTGCATACACTGAACGACCTGAAGGGCATAGCGATGCAGTGGCATGGAAGGAAGCGCTCGTATTTGACTGCAAGACAACTAGACCGTTCTGGGCTGATGAATTCCGCCCTATCCGCTCAGAAGCAGATAAGAAGCGCGATGAGGCTGCCAAAGGTCTTATCGAGTATCTCGACAAAGAGACAGACATAGACAACGTGTTTTCCATAAAGGATGTGATCGGCTTCTACGACGCCATAGCAGCCGGAAAGATTCCACACATCCGCATCGACTAGACCGCCGCAATGGCGGTTTTTTATTGGAGATAGATAATGAGCTATTGCCGATTCAGTTGCGACAACTGGCGCAGTGATGTTTATTGCTATGAGTCTGAGCAAGGTTATGTCACTCACGTAGCCTGCTCTCGCGTTGTAGGCGATGTCCCGCCAATCCCTTTCTTCTTTGACGTTCCGCAGAAAGAATTCTTTGAGGCAGTCAGAGCCCAAAATGAATTCATAGCCTCAGCAGAACGCGAACCTATTGGCCTGAAACATGATGGCGCGATGTTCATAGACCGCACTCCAGACGAAATGATAGACCGACTTCTGTCTTTATCTCGGGAAGGATATTTCGTGCCGGTGAGTGCCATTGAGGCTTTATCAGAAGAGATAAGAGAAAACGCATGATGGAATCACAGCCTCACACTCGATGAGGCCTGTGCATATCTGATAAGACCGCCGCAGGGCGGTTTCTTTTTGTCTGGAGTACATGATGGTTACAGCAGAACCACTCACTGCGCAAAAGGCGGCGAAACTCCTGAAGGTCTCACCGAGGACTGTCTATCGGCTCATCGACTCAGGCCAACTCGCCGGCAAGAAGGTCGGTAACAAATACCGCACAACCGATGTCGCCTGTATTGCGTATTTACATGACCCGCGCGATCCTGTTGCCGCGAGCGCGGGTGAACATAAAGGAGAGTATTTATGTCAATCACCCTCAGAGGCGGAGTGTGGCACTGTCATTTCGTTACACCGTCAGGGAAAAGAATTAGACAATCTCTTGGTACGGGGGACAAGAAACAAGCTCAGGAGTTGCACGACAGGCTGAAAGCAGAAGCGTGGCGTGTGGATAAAATCGGGGAGTTGCCAACAAGGACGTTTGAGGAATGTTGCATCAGGTGGATTCGAGAGAAGGAGCATAAGCGGTCACTGGATGACGACAAGACCAAAATCGAATACTTCCTGAGGCATTTCTCAGGCAGGGATGTTTCGACCATCACGGCAGAACAAGTCTATGATTCAGTTTCAAAGATGGTAAACCGCAAGCATATTCAGGTGTGGGAGTCGCGCAGGGACGCAGCCATACGCAGGGGAAAGGAGCCACCTCCGTATGTTGAAAAGCCAGTTAGTCAGGCGACTAAGAGCCAGCACCTGTCTTTTATGCGGTCACTGCTGAAGACGGCAGCTAATGACTGGGGATGGATAAAGACGGCCCCTGTCATCAAGACCAAAAAGCCAATCAGCAAACGCATTCGCTGGCTGACCAGAGACGAGGCTGAACGGCTTATCTCCTGCATGCCAGAGTCGATAAAACCGGTGGTGATATTTGCGCTGGCAACCGGCCTGCGCCGCTCCAACATCATTGATCTGGAGTGGCAGCAGGTCGATATGCAGAGAAAGGTTGCATGGGTAAATCCGGAGAACGCGAAGGCGGGCAAGGCTATCGGCGT